CTAACTTCAATAGCTCACTATACCCATACTCTTCATGCACCAATGCTAAGCGTACAAACTCCGTTACATATTTTTTAGTCAGTTTAGAATTATTTACAATAGCATCAACTAAACCTATTTTTTGAAAACTATAAGTTTCATTTAATAGATGCTTTTCCACATCTGCCAAAACTTTTGATTTATTAGCTTTACTAAACTTTATTAGTTGATCGTAATTCCTAACCATTGTATTATAACCCGTATTACCTCGATCATTCATTAGTTCTGTGTTCTCCAATTTTCCGCCCATAGATTTCATAAACTCTGGCAGGCGTTTCCTGGATACAAATTCATTTGCTAATTCCATATATCTAGTGTCTATTTTTGTCAAATCAACATAACCAATTTTGTTTGCATTATGCATAATTTCATGATGTAAGGTTGAAATTGCTTGTTCTTGTAAATAAGTTGTTTTTCTCCCTTTATTAATATTATTTATTCCACTAATCACTTTATTCATGATTGTTTTTTTCAAATAAATATCACCTTTCATGCCCGTATATCCATTAACGCCACGTCTTCGAGTAGTTGTAACATACTTAAATGAACGCGCAAAATAATCAGGGTTTTTCTTCGCAAAGGATTTAAAATAGTCAGTTAAATCATCTTCATTCCTAATGGTTTTTGTTTTTTCACTGATCTGTTTTTTCACAGTAGCTTTCACTGCCTTAGCTCCAACAACTTTGTTATATGGATGCTTTGGCGGAAAAATCACTTTTTGTTTGGCAGGGTTAAATCGAAAAATAGCTAGTTTGTTTTCACCTTTTTTACCGAGCTTCGTCGTTGCTTTTTCACCAAGTTCAATTGCTTTCTTTGGATCACTTTTATCATTCAGATAGCTTAAGACCTGGACAACGGTACAACGGCAACGCCACCCATTTGGCGCAAAATAGGAGTCCCAAAATGGATCGCTTTTTGGTAGTGTAATATCGTGAAGAACTCTGTGACTGTCACGAACCCTGTCATCATTGGCCGTTCGGTACTGTAGATAATATTTGTCACCATCTTCAAAGGATTCCCAACGTTCGGCCATTTGCACGGCTCCAACGGCAAAATCATATTCGGCTTCTAAATAATTTTCGTTATAATTCTTTTTTATTTTCGAAATATCATTAGAAAATTGTGAAAATGATTTAATCGTTTTGTCTTTTGTCAATAAAAGCCTGGAAGCTTCAAAAAGTTGTGCATGAGTTTTGAGAGAAGAAAATAGAAAAATGTCATTTTCTAATCGGCCAATGAGTTCATTTGAAAGTTGGTTGTCTTTCAGTGTATCATTTAAGATTTTAGCCGTTGATCGAATGATTTTTTTGTACTCAGGTACTTTTTCTAAATCTTCTGGCTTGTAAGTTCCTTTTTTGTGCAGCATTTTAAATGCTGTTTCAACTGCTTTTAATAACGGTTTAAGGTTATCGGACAATGACAGGTTTAGCGTTTGTTTTTCGTGCTTACAATGGCTGCAACTGCAATCATACAAGAAGTCTAAACGACTATGAAATGCCCCAAAATAAACTTCAGGGCTTACACGAAAAAAGGGTCAAGTCCGTCAAGATTTAAACCTAAAGTGTTTTGCTTTGGTGCTTCTCGTTTTCCGATCACTTCGATGCCGAATTTCTGTTGCAGCCATTCAGGTTTTACATCAAAATATTGCAAGGATTCGCTTGTCATTTTCCAGAGTTGTTCAATATCCTCAGTTTGTTCATAGCCATACGTCAATTCACCTTTTAGAACGCCTAAATTAACGAGCGCTGGTATCACGGTTGAGTTCCAGTTTTGCTCTAAAAAACGCAAATCGCTATCGATTAACGTTTGAAGCATTTCTTGGCCGCTTTGATCTTTGGATCGGCTTCCATTTTGGGTGTCTTGACCAATGACAGCTCCAGTAATTAGTAGCGATATTTGATTGTCACATAAATTAATTAGATTCTTATACACATCTCCGTTCGTATTCACAGATTTAGCCCACTCAAATTCTTCAGATTCGTCAATAATGAACCAAGCCGCCGCGCCCATGTCCTTCATCATTGTTTCGGCACGCCTGACCATTCCAGGATCTTGTGTATTTGTTTTCATCACTCTCGGAGGGATGCCGTATATTTCACATAGTTCACTCCAACAGCTTTGTGCAAATCTCTTAAATAGGACATGAGGCACCGCATTATTCAAGAGCCCTAAGTTTCCTTTTTCTCCAAATTCTAAAAGCCACGTTCCGTATTCGCTTACTTCTCGGTAAAATATTTTTTTGTCCTCACTGTAATCTGGATAGAACGCGCCATTTAAGGGGTCAATATTATCACGAGGGATTAAATCAACAACCAATTGATCTTCTTTTCCAATTTCTTCACTAAATGAAAATTCGATCAATGAATGAATACGATATTTAGAGTCCAAAATATGACGATTAATGTCATTCGTAAAAAGTGCATTATTTAGAATTTTTGTTTGTTCTTCATCCACTTCGCCGCTTGGTTTTTTCAAGACGATTCTTTCAGATAAAGCTTTCAAATTCCTGTTTTTATATTGCGAAGTCAACAAAGCATCTAAAGAGATTTCATCAAACAATTGTTGCAGTAAAAACCATTTTGGATTTTCTTCCAGTTTTGTCATTCGTAAGGCACGATTCCAAGTTGCAATATCTTGGCGTGTTCTGGATACAGCTTTAGGTGCAACCGTGGCCGCATAATTAGGGCCTTTGCCTTTGGTTGTTTTGCCATTGGCGGCAAAGGTCTGTTGTTGTTTTTGTTGCGGGGATCTTCTTCTATTTCTATTATTTTTTCGTGCCATCTCTATTCGTGATTAAATTTTTTTCTTGAACCATAAATAAATGGCTCTCTTTCAATTGCGTCTTCAGAATCGGGATCAAGCGTTGGCAATGTGCTTAAATTCACTTCACCATTGGCCAATTGTTTTAGCCAATTAATAGCCCGGTCATAACGTTCTTTAGTTTGCTCATAAATCACGTCGGCATTGCACAACTCGACGATCCACCATTTTGCTATGGTAATGGCGTGTTTTAAAATTAGGGCATTTCTATCAGTTCCAGAAGCCGTAAGAATGGCTTCCACATCATATTGCAGCCTCCCATCTAACCATTCTTTTTTGTGGTTTCCTGACAAATAGCTTCTAACTTCTTCTTCAGCTGCTGCCATCGCCACATCTATAATGTCATCATTTCCTTCAGTTATCTGTTCTAATTGATAATTGTACATTGTACTTGGTAAATCGGTTTTTTGTAAAAACATAGTTTAAAATCTTCGTGAATCGACGGACCCAAAGGAGTAAGTCGTTGCTTTTTTTATCATTCTACTTTGAATCAACCAACACGCCCCCTCGAGTGCATCGGGTCCATCCATTACGGTGGATTTTTCGGACACGCCAATCATTTGATCGTGCATCCGTATCATATTCGGTTCTTCTTTTTCTTTGATGTTAAAAATTAAATTTCCAAGTCGATTAAGCGGCTCCAAAGTGCCTTCAATTCTGAAGAATTTATCGGGCTTTTTTCGTTTGTCTTCTGTTATTGGAATTGTGAACCCGTAGATGTCTGCTTTTTGATAAATTAAAGGCAACAAAACCTGTTCGTAATGTGGACCTTGCAAAGAGTTATTCTCTATCGAAATGCGTTTGGTATCGACGTTGTTTTCTTTTAAAAACAAATAGGCTTCATAGAGCCAATCTACAAATTTAGCGTTGCTCGTTTGTTCGACCCAAACCTTATATACATACCGTTTGCGGCCTTTAGAACCTACTATCACTACAGATTTATGGGAAGCTTGTTTATTGCGACCTCTGTCTTTGTTTGAGGTCGAAGGATCTGCATATACGATCACTTGGTCACAAGTTGATAGTTTAGGGCATTTGTTGTAGGTTAATTCCTTAAACGTATCGCCTTCAGAAATGGGATTGTTAAAGTATTCTTTTTGTTGAGCGCTCCACGGTATTTTTGAAAGAACCCGATCGATCAGTTTTTCAGTGTTTTTTTGTGGCCACGAGCTTTTGCCATCTTTATTGCGAATGTTAATTATATCGTGTTTGTCAGCTACTTTGGCCATTTCTGTAATGCAACAATATTTTGCTATGATGTTCCCACAAGCGAGCCACAAAAGAGGCTCAGAAATCGAGCGACAGGCATAGAGAGCTTCCATCACCCACTTCACCATTGCTTTGACTCTGTCTGGATTTCGACAGGCTTCGTCGCTGTCTATATCGTCAGGAATGATAATATCAGGCCTCACAGCATCGTTTCTGGTCCCTCTGGGGTTTTGCCCTTCTCCAATGGCTCTAAATGAAGCTCTGTATTTTGTAACAAATTCACCTGCCTCCCATTTATTGCCAATGGACATCTGATCGCCATAATCATTAATAATTCTGTTGTTTGATTCAAGCTCTGTTTTGTAGGGCAATAACAAGCGTTTGGCGTTGTCAAATGTGCTTGAAACCATCAGTACATTTTTCTTTTTCTTTGTAAGAATTAGAAAAAACACTATGATCATAACGGTCACTGATTTGCCAAGCTCCCTTGACCACGAAACAACCTCGTACCACTCTGGATTTTTAAGAACTCGTTTGAATAAGTTTTTTTGAAAGGGTGCAGAATCGTGTGTGCAGTAGTGTGGAAAATAGTATTTTTTCCATTCTTCAGGAAATTTTTCTAAATGGGCAATCCGTTTTTGTTTTTCACTGGGTGTTTCGCTTAGATTAATAGGCGTTGCCTTTGCCGTATTGTCACGGTACTGATTCCAGAGTTTTAAATATTTACGATCTTCAACCGTGCCCATTATTTTAATTTTAAGTTGATGAAACCATCAAAAATTGGAATCAATGTTTTGTATAAATCAAAATCTTGTGGCTTTAGGTAATCCAAAAAGCTCGTGGTGACTTCATAAACTTCAGCTAGTGAAGTTTCTGTTTCGAGCTGTTTGATCGATTTTGTTAGGACCGCTATTTGGTTGGCTTCTTTTGAAGTTGCAAAATTTCCAATTTTAATGGGATAATCTGAATCTGTATAAGATGGGTATGACAAAAATTCATTACCATCTTTATCTTTCAATTTTGTGCCCTTTAAAAGATGGGTTGGAATTTCATAAGTAATAGGGCGCGTTCTTATATTATCATTCAAACTTTCGAGCTGGTCATACAGATCTCGAACCATTTTTTGACGCGTTACCATAAGTGACTTGCGAAGTTTTTCCCAATTACCCTTTTTAATCCATGTAGATATGGTGTTAGGTCGTACATCAACACGCTCAGCTATTTCTTTATTAGTCAACTTTTGAGACGTATCCAAGTACAGCATTTTCGCATAATCTTCAGCAGATTTTTTCTTAAGGCCCATAGAGTAATTTTAAAGCAAAATAACCCAAAATAGACCATCTAAAATAAAAAATGTAACCCTAGTTATCAGAGCTGTAAACTGTTTACTCATAAGTGTTTATGTAGTTCTCAATTTTTTGTAAGAAGTATTTTTATGACCAATATTTGCCATTCAATTAAGTAACCAAGAAAGACAGTTAAATGCCAAAAAAGAAAAAGACTTTTATTTTTAATGATGAAGCTGTAATTAATAGTTATGGCTTCGTTATTCCTACTTCTGGAATCAGTTTAAGTCGTTTCAAGAAAAACCCTGTTATGCTTAATTCTCATTATGCAAGTAACAGTAATGTACTTGGCAAATGGGAAAATGTGAAAAAGGAAAAAGGCGTTCTTACAGGGAATCCCATTTTTGACAGTGAAGATGAAAATGTCACCACTATTGAAGGGAAAGTTGATCGTGGTTTCATAAATTCATGTTCTATGGGCGTGTCTTTTAATCGTGAAGATTTATCTTTCATAAACGACCAATTGGTACTTAAAAAATGTGAACTATACGAGGTTTCAATAGTACCGATCCCGAGTAACGCTAATTCGATTCGCTTGTATGCGTCCGAAACTGGTGAACTTATTAAGGAAACAGAAATACAAGAGCTTTGCCTCTCTTTATCGGCTGTTGATCCAAAAAAAACCACACCTGAAAAAAATCAAAACTCAAAAGAAAATATGAAAATTACATTAACCAGCGTAGCAGCTATTGCCTTGGGCTTTGCCGCTACCGAATTAGAACATGATGCTGCTGATGTCAATGCAAAAATTGTTGCATTGAACACCGAAAAAACGGCCGCACAATTGGCACTGTCAACGATTAAGACGGCTCAGGAAGCTGAAAAACTTACAGCGATCAAAGCTGAAGTTGATTTGGCTTTGAAGTCAGGTAAAATTGCAGCAAATAAAGTTGAAGAGTTCGTTAACTTAGGAATTGCCAATTCAACACTATTAACGTCAACTTTAGCTAGTATTCCCGCAAAGGCTTCTTTAGCTGCATTGGTTGAAGGGAATGGCAATACTGAGGTTAAGACCCCAGAGGATTTCCAAAAGTTATCACACGATGCTCAGTTGGCTTTCAAAGCTGAACAACCTGACGCGTACAAATTATTATTCACTTCTAAAAAATAAAAAAATGCCAGCAAATTTTCCAGAAATATGGTTAGCTAGAGTTATTATCAATCTAACCACAGCCAATGAAGCACCTTGGCTCGAAGGCATCCCAGAATTAGATGTCGATGTGACTGAATTTGGTGCAGGGTCTGCATCTGAAAAGAATACGATTCACATTCCAAGATCAATGTTTTCTCCGGATGTATTGATCAACAATACGGCCTATCCAATTGCGCTTCAGGCGTACACTGATGACGAGGTGACGATCAATTTGGATAAGTACCAAACGAAACCGACAACATTATCTGATGATCAAATCATTGGCGGCTCTTACGAAAAGATCGATGTTATTACCAAAGGTCACACGGTTAAAATTGCATCTACCAAGTACAAGAAAGCAATACACGCTATTGCACCCGCTGCTGATACGGTCAATACACCTGTACTCTTAGCTACTGGGGACCCATTGGTTTCTGGCGGTCGTAAAACACTGACTTATCAAGATTTAGTAACTGCAAAAAATCTACTTGGAAAGTCTGGTGGTGAATGTCCTGTTGAAAATAGAAGAATGGTTTTATGCCCAGATCATTGGGACGATCTTTTAAGAGATCGTAAGAACTTTGGTAACACCTTAGTGAATTACAAAACTGGTGATGTTGCCCCTGTTATTGCAGGTTTTCAAATTTACCAATATGTTGGTAATCCAATGTTTGCAGCCGCAGGAACTAAAAAAGCGTTTGGTTCTGTCAATGAAGCTACAGATGTACAAGCGTCTGTAATGTTCTACACACCGAACATTGCTAAAAAGACAGGTTTAACAAAACAATATTTTGCAGCTGCACAAAATGATCCTGAAAATCAGGTGAATAAATTGAATTACCGCCATTATTTCATTGCATTGCCCGCCCAGGCAAAGTATGTAGGCGCAATCATATAACCCAAAAAGGTGTTGGTTCAGAAAGAACCAACACCTTTTAAAATCAAAATAATGGTACAAGAATTTGTAATACCTGTTTTACTTTCATTTTTCACAGCTCTAATCACTTGGGTCTTTGCTCGACGTAAAAATCAACAGCAAATCAAATCGATGGAGTTGGACAATGAGATTAAGAGCGCAGGTTACTACAAAGACTTGTTGGACGATATGTCAAGCCGATTGGACAAAGCAATCGAAGAATTAATGAGTTTGGAAGAACGTCACAGGAAGCTAATGGAAATCAACAGAGAGTTGGTGTCTGAACTTCAAAAATTTAAGCAGTTGAACGGTAAAACTAAAGAATGAAACGGGTAAAAATACAACGGCTTTGGAACGATAGAAACCAAACACTTGGAGTGTTTACTGTTTTGGATCAGAAAGGGCAACCGATTTTCGCTTGTTTATGCCTCGAACGTGGCAACAGAAATAACCAAAAAAATGAGAGTAGTATCCCTGAAGGACGTTACCCATTGGTTTTAGAACATTCAGCAGCGTTTAAACAGGATTTATACGAATTAAAGGATGTTCCAAATAGAACTGAATGTAAGATACACCTCTCAAATTTTTGGGATGAACTAAACGGCTGCATTGCCTTAGGCTTGAAGCTTAAAGACATGAATAATGATGGGTATTCTGACATTACTAACAGTAAAGCTACTGTTGAATTATTTCATAAAGTAATGAAAAATACACCCAGAACAACTATAGAAATTACAAACCCATTATGAAGTACCTATTTCAAATATTATTGATCTTGTTTTTAAGTTCTTGCACAGCCTTAAAAAGCGTGAAAAAAGAAACTGAAACAATATCGATTTCTGAAAAAGAAACGGTTGAGAAATACGACAGCATTGTTAGTATAAAACAAAACAGAGCCATTAAGGACACGTTTGTTTTTAAGGTCCCGAAAAGTAGCAGTTCTGATAAATCTACTGACATAATTTTAGATGCTCGACTGGATGAAATATTAGAAAAGCTGAATTTTCAAAAATCTTCAGGGACTAACAGTTACAAAATCAATTACAATCGACACAAACGAGAAATTGAAGGATCTGTTGAAGTTGGTGCAACTGAAGATAAAACGCAAAGTACTAATGCGTCAAGTTCGCAAAAAAGTAGTGAAAGTAATTTTTTATCAAGCGTATCAAAAAAAACAGGCATTCCAACAATATGGATCTTGGGAATCATAGTTTTTTTATTAAGGAGTCAAATTTTTTGGCTACTCAAAAAACTATTTCCCCTATTAGAAACCTTAACAATAGTTAAATATTTTAAATGAAAATTAGTATGAAAAACATCTTTAAAAATTACTCGAACTTAAAAAGTTATTACGAAACTTCTGATCAACAAAAATTTTTCCTTCCCTCAGATGCAGCGAACCACGCCCGAACTTTAACCGATAAAACGGTCAAAGAAGTGAAGCGAGGATCTTCAAAAAAAGAAGCTGCTAATGATTCAAAAGATTCAAAACTTAATGTGATTCAGGCTGCTCCAATAAGAAAAAAAGTTATTGAAAAGTTGGAGACGGTTGAAGCTGTTGAAAAAGCTTTGAAAACGGAAACGGCTAAATCAGTAAAAGTCGCAGGTAAAAAACGAATTGAAGAATTGAAAGCTAAATTTGAAAATACTTCTACAGCTTCAGCTTCAGGAAATTCATCTGAAGAAGAAGAATAGAACCCTTTAAAAAAAAGATATATGTTACCAGGAATTAGTATAAAATTTGACAATGGCAATTTAGATACAATTGTATCTACAGAGGATGGTATTTACGGACTGTTGGCTTCTGCTGTTGCAGTGTCCACCACTTTCTTATTGAACACGCCGTACAGCGTGAAAAATATGACTGAAGTGGCCGCACTGGGCATAACGGCCAGTGTAGATAATTACAATCTGTATCACAGTTTGCGTGAGTTTTATGAAGAAGCGGGTGAAGGCACTAAGCTTTGGCTAATGGGCTTCGATAAATCCAAATTAGTAAGCGATTGGTTTACAGTAGTTGTAGACACTGGAAAAGCACCTGTTGAAGTTCTATTGGATAAGGCTAACGGTGAAATCAAAGCTCTCTTTACAAAGTATTCACCACTTGGGAGTTTTTCTCCTACTATTGCAGATGGTTTGGATGCGGATGTTTTTCTTGCAAAACAGAAAGCTCAATTGGTTGCAACCAATTATGCGACCAATAAATTTTCACCTTTTTATGTGGTCTTAGAAGGCTATGCATTTACAGGCGTGCATGGTGATTTGACCACACTTTTAGTAGGATCTGATAATCGTGTTGGAATTTTCATTGGTGACACTAAAGCTCGTACGGGCACCGTGCCGAGCTTTGGAGCGAGTAATCATATTCTTGCAGGCCGTCGGTCTAAAATTCAGGTCCACGAAAGCTCTGGAAAAGTAAAAACAGGTCCTTTAGAAAATTTGACCGCCTTTATCTTAGATAAGGCGGTAGAAGATTACGATGTGGCTTCGCTTCATGATAAGGGTTATATCACATTTAGAACGCACGTTAGAAAGTCGGGCTATTACATTTCAGACGACCCTTTAGCGACCAACCCAACGAATGACGATTATAATCAGATCCCGTTGCGTGAAGTCATTGACAAGGCGTATCGATTGGCTCATAAAATTGCATCTAATGAAATTTTGACGGATTTTGATTTGAACAATGACGGTACTATTACACCATTTTTTGCTAAGACTGTGGAAGGCAACATTGAACGTGAAATTGCCGAACAAATGACCGTTAACGGAGAATTGTCTATCGATCCTACCAATAAAAACGATTTTGGAGTCGAAGCAAAATTTGACACTATCAATAACGTAGCAACAACAAACAAAATTGAACTGACCCTAAAGGTTAGACCAAAAGGCTATGCCCGATGGTTTAACATTTTGTTAGGGTATTCTGTAACTTTAAATAACTAAATAAATGGCATTCAATTCAAGACAATACGAGTGGGCGGATCTTACTTTAATATTAGGAGGTCGTGACATTATAGGCATTCGAGCCGTGAAATATACAGAAAAAATTGAAAGGGAGGCGGTCTATGCAAAAGGGCGTGAACCTCATTCGATTCAAAGCGGCAACATTGCCTATGAAGGTGAAATCATGGTTCTTCAGAGTGAATATGAAGCATTGGTTAAAGCAGGCAAAGGTTCTGTTTTAAGCTTAAGCCTCGACGCCTTATTTGCTTACGGAAATCCTTCTAATGGTGATGCAATCACCACTGACCGATGTTCAGGAATTAGATTTACTGAAGCCGCAAAAGATATTAAACAAGGTGACAAATTTCAAGAAATTGCATTGCCATTTGTTTGCCTTAATATTAAAAACCAAGCCTAATGTTTACAGCTACAGAAGATCAAATTAAAAATTGGAAAAAAGAACACGGTGATGTTTTTAAATTCAAATCAGAAAAACACGGAAAGGCTGTTTATTGCAGAAAACCGAAGCGAAAAGAAATGAGTTTTGTGAGTACGATTAAAGATCCTTTGAAATTCAATGAGGCACTTTTGAAAGCCTGTTGGTTGGATGGTGACGCTGAAGTATTGACGAATGAAGATATTTTCTTAGGGATGTCCGCAGAAGTTTCTCTGCTTTTGGAGTTTGCAAAAATAGATGTGGAAAAGCTTTAGAGGCCGCTGAAGTAACGTTTGATCAATTTATTAGAATTAGCAACGCACAACTTAGATATTATTTTAATATCCAAGACCCTGACGGCCTCGATACTGAGAAATGGGCACAATTGGTAAGAGAATTACAGTTTGTAAGAGGTCTGGAAAATCCAGACTCTGAAACACATAAAGACTATGAGCAGTACATTAAATTACATTCTTAAATTCAGATCAGATGCAGACAAAGTGACTGCATCTGTTTTTAAGTTAGATAAAGGTTTAAATGGTGTTCAAGATCGAATTAAAAAATTAAGTACTAAGTTTTCTTCTGGAATTGATAAAATCAATTCTAAACTCGGAGGGCTTCGCTTAAATTCTTTCATTCAAAATATACAGTTTGCATCCCAAGGTTTGGACTCTTTAAACGCCCCAGGACTCAAATTAAATG